TAAATTTTGGAGTATTAAATTATGGCTACCTATCAAACATATACCGCAATCGGTATGAGAGAAGACCTTTCGGATGTTATCTACTCGATTTCACCAACAGATGTCCCATTTATGTCGTCTATCGGCAAGACTAAAGCTACTGCTGTTTTGCATGAGTGGCAAACGGACTCACTTTCCGCTGCGGTTTTAACGAACTACGCTGTTGAAGGCGACACGGCATCTGATGCCACTATGTCTCCAACTACACGAGTTGGTAATCGTTGCCAGATTGCACAGAAGACTGTAAAGATTTCTGGCACTTTGCAAGCTGTCGATAAGGCGGGCCGCAAATCCGAAAAAGCCTATCAACTGGCGAAAGCATCGGCCGAAATTAAGCGGGACATGGAAACTACCTTGTTGAGCAATCAAACTGCTACTAACGGCAATAGTTCTACTGCTCGTAAATTGGGTGGTCTGCAAGCATGGTTGAACTCCAACTATGATGGTGGTACTTCTGGTGTGGCTGGTGACTTGGGCACTACTGCTCGTACTGATGGCACAAACCGCACTTTCACAGAAGACATTTTGAAAGTTGTTATCAAAGAAGTTTACGCTTCTGGTGGTAATCCTAAAGTGTTGATGGTCAACCCTGCACACAAGCAATTGGTATCAGCGTTTGCTGGTATCGCTGCCCAGCGTTTCATGGCCCCATCTAATACCCCTACCACTATCGTTTCGGCGGCCGATGTTTATTTAAGCGACTTCGGGGCAATTTCTATAGTCCCGAATAGATTTATGACTTCTACTAACTCATGTAACGAAACAGCGTTCATCCTTGACCCTGACATGGCTGCTATTGCTTACTTGCGTCCTTTCCAGACCAACGAGTTGGCTGTAACTGGCGACAACGAAAGCACACAGTTGTTGGCTGAGTACACCTTGGAAGTTAAAAACCAAGGCGCACATGGCATCGTTGCCGACATTACACCTTAATCTGGTGTAACCCAAAAGATGCCTCAGACTAACCCTCTGGGGCATTTTCTTTTCTACTCAAACTGATAGAATTAGGCTATGCAAAATCCTACCAATTTTAGACAAACTGCTGTCCATGCTGATGGTGAGGGCGGTATCGTTATTCAAACTCGTCAGGATGTTACTGACATTGTTGAGCAGAATAAAAAAGAATATAACTCGTATGACGAGAGAGCAAGATGGTCTGACCAACTGTTTGGTAACAAGGTTGCATCTATTCCTATGACAGTCATTGATGACTTGAACAAAGTTGGAATCATGCGTGGCTTTGCTATCTTAGATGAGAAGCGTTTTGCTGCTTGGTTAAATGACCCAATGAATCGTGCATGGCGCACTAGGACAGGAGTTGTATGAGTTTTGCTACCTACTCTGATTTACAGACTTCAATAGCCAATTACTTGGCTAGGTCTGACTTGACAAGCATCATTCCAGACTTCATTACTTTGGCTGAGAATCGTTTGCGTAGAGAGTTGCGTATTCGCCAGATGTTGAAATCCGTAACGACTGCTACAGTAGCAAGTGATGCAACTGTTGAGTTGCCTAGCGACTTTTTAGAGGTGCGTGATTTTGTGGTGCAAACCAATCCACTTACGCCACTTAGTTACTCTAGTCCATCGTCTTTGTCTAATGACCCAAGAGCATCACAAGTTGGTGTTCCAAAAAGTTACACAATTTTAGCTAACGATTTTCTTTTGTCCCCTGTTCCTGATGGTGTTTATACGGCTCGACTACTTTACTACGCTGCGCCAGCCTATTTATCTGGTGCTAACACTTCTAATGTTTTCTTGAATGTTGCCCCTGATGGTTTGCTCTACGCTTCTTTGATTGAAGCAGAGCCGTATTTAATGAACGATGCTCGAATCAATACATGGGGAACTATGTACGATAGAGCAATCTCCTCACTCACCAAGTCTGACGAAGAAGGTCAGTATTCTGGTGTTCCTTTAGCAATGAAACTAACTCCAAGGTGAAACTATGGCTGAAATGAGTAATTATCTCGAAAATGCTCTTATCAATGTGACGTTGAGAGCAACTAGCTACACAGCACCAACAACTGTGTATCTTGCTTTATACACAACTGACCCAACAGATGCTGATACTGGAACTGAGTGTTCTGGCACTAGCTATGCTCGTCAGGCTGTAACTTTTGGTGCGCCTTCTAATGGTGTATCAACAAATTCTGCTGTGATAGATTTTCCTCAAGCTGGTGGTGCGTGGGGAACAATTACACACATTGGAATCCGTGATGCTTTGACTACAGGTAACTTATTGTATCACACACCACTAGACACTTCTAAGACCATTGCAACTGGCGATGTGTTCCGTGTTGCCTCTGGTTCATTGAGCGTTACTCTAGCGTGAAATGGCTGACTTACTGCCTCCGTGGACGATTGACTCGCTAGACAGTTTAAAGTCTAGCATTGATGACTTAACACTCACACTCGATAGTTCACTCTACACAACCTCTGTAACCCTATGGGATGCCTATGGGTCTGTAACTGCGTCTGCAAGCGTTATAGCCGATGGCACGAGGGTTCAGTTTGGTTCTGGGGCAGTAGATGGTACAGCGACTGTTACGGCAGATGGCACAAGAATACAAGGCGCAAGTGCAAGCGTTACTTGCTCTGCTAGTTGTGTAGCTGATGCAACTAGAATTCAGTTTGCTTCTGGTTCTATTGATGCAAGTGCTACTGTAACTGCTGACGCAACAAGAATTCAGTTAGCCAGTGGAAGTATTACTGCTAACGCTGTTGTGGTGGCTGATGCTATTCGCATACAGACTGCAAGTGGTTCTATCACAGCAAATGCGGATGTAACTGCCCTTGGTGGAATCATAGCAAATGGCGCAGCAGCGATTACTGCAAATGCAACTGTAACTGCTGATGGCACTAGAGTGCAAGAGGCAAGCGGCTCAATTACTTGTGGTGCAACAGTAACCGCTAATGGTAGCTTGGTTTTGAGTGCTGTAGCAAGCATTGAGGCTAATGCTTCTGTGAGTGCAAATGCGGTAGCAATTTTCTCAGGTGTTGCATTAGTAACAGGAACTGCAACTATTGTTGCTAAAGGGGTTATTCTTGGGGATAATTGGACACCAATTCCTCAAGACGCAAACACATGGACACCAGTTGCGAGTGATGCAAATACTTGGACACCTATCAATGGTGATACAAATACTTGGTCACTTGTGTCTGCAAACAGCAATACATGGGCTATACAGGCGCAAGGAAATAATACATGGCTACAACAAAACTAACTTTCGGTGAGTGGATGCCTGACCAACCTAGCGTGTCGGGTGCTTTGACTGACGCTAAGAACGTGGTTAGTCAAGCTATCGGGTATGGCCCATTCCCTGCGCCTGTGACGTTTTCCACAAGTAACGCTGCTGAAGACTTAACTGCACTTTACGCTGCCAAGCAACCCAATGGAGACACAGCCTTGTTCGCTGCTGGCTCTAGCAAGATTTACACAGTAAGTGGTGTGGGTGCTATCACGCAAGTTAAAACAGGCATGACAACTGGCTCTAACGACAGGGTTCGTTTTACTCAGTTTGGCAAGACTGTAATCACTACTAATAACGCTGAGAGGCTACAGGCTTGGACGTTAGGAACTTCTACATCGTTTGCTGATTTGTCAGCTACTGCTCCTATCGCTAAATTCATTACTGTAGTGCGTGATTTTGTCGTGTGCGGAAATACGCTAGAAACGACACAACAGCAGTATCGTGTACGCTGGTCAGCATTAAATGATGAGACAGATTGGACAGAGAACGTAAACACACAGTCTGATTATCAGGACATTCCTGATGGTGGTCAGATTGTAGGAACCCGTGGTGGTGAGTTTGGTCTTATCTTTTTAGAGCGAGCCATTCACCGAATGACCTATGTAGGCACTCCGTTCATTTTCCAGTTTGACAACATCTCTCGTGGTAAGGGATGTATGGTTTCTGGCTCAATTGCTCAGTACCAAGGTATTACATTCTTCCTATCTGATGATGGGTTTTATACTTGTGATGGACAAAATGTCACGGCTATCGGTGCAGAAAAGGTTGACCGATTCTTCCTAGATAACGCTTCAGACTCTGACTACAACTCTATGTCTGCTGCTGTTGACCCTATTCGCAAACTTGTAATCTGGAATTACAAAACTGTTAATGGAAACAGAAACGTACTTATCTATAACTTTAAGACACAGAAGTGGACTTATGGAGATGCTGGTACTGATTACCTGTCAGAAGCCTCTACATCCTCTGTAACGCTTGAGCAACTTGATAGCATCTCAAACTCTATTGATGCCTTAACTACCTCTTTAGACTCTCGTCTTTATGTGGGTGGCAAATACTTCCTTGGTGGTACTTTAGGCACTCGTGTGATGAGTTTCACAGGTGCTAACCAGACTGCCGTGATTTCTACTGGCGACTTGGATATTGGTGCTAACTCAGTAGTAACCCTAGCTAGACCTATTGTTGACAATGGCTCTGCGACTGTGGCTATTGCTTCTCGTACCCTGCTAAACCAAGGTGTGAGTTTTAATACTGCGGTGGCTGCTAGTTCAGAGAATCGTGTACCACTCAGAAGCGCAGGTAGATACCACAGACTTAGGGTCACTCCTACAGGTAATAACTGGAACAATGCGGTTTCTGTGGATGTGGATGTAACTCCACAAGGGGTTCGCTGATGTTTAGAAGCCTACCTGCGTTTGGTGGTGACCAGAGGGCTGTCTCTGAGGTAGTCCGTGGCATCATGGACGGAAAGACCAATAACACAGGGACTTTGACTCTGGCAACTGGTGGTGCTACCACTACCACTTTGACAGACCGAAGGATAGGCCCAGACAGCGTGATTGTTTTTGTCCCTGTCTCTGCTGCTGCTTTTGCTGATTACGCACCCTATGGTGCTTTTCAAGATGGAACAGACCAGACTGTAGCTGATATAACAGTTGCTTACCCTATTACATTTAATACAACAGACTTCTCTAATGGGGTTACTTTATCAAATAGTTCTAGGTTAAATGTAAAGGTTGCAGGGTTGTATAACATACAGTTTAGTATTCAGCTAAAAAATACTACCAATGACTCACAAGATGCGGATATTTGGTTCAGAAAGAACGGAACAGATATAGCTGCCTCAAACAGTAGATTTGGTTTAGCCCAAAGAAAAGCATCTGGTGACCCATATCATTTAATTGGGGCAATGAACTTTTATGTAGATTTGGCAGCTAATGACTATATCCAGTTAATGTGGAGAGCGTCAGATACTGGCGTAATTATTGAGCATTACGCTGCTGGAACAAGCCCAACTAGACCAGCTACGCCATCTGTAATAGCGACTGTTAACTTAGTGTCACTCGCTGCCTCGACAAATATCTATGCTAGTTCCCAAGGACAGGGTACGGCTACGATTACGCACTTTGCCAATTCAACTGCAAACAAGAAATATCGGTATGCGGTTATTGGTTGATTTTAATAATTTATGTATAATGATTCCGTGGATGACCCATCATGGAATCCGAACTTTTAGGAGATTACTTCCATGATAGCACTAGACCCTAGAAACTCTAATTTCAACACATCAAACCTTGACCCTCGATTACAAGAGCTAATGTCGGGTGGTGGCTTTGCTCCTGTAACTAATATGGGTTACACAAATGTTGCTGATTTACCTAAGGCGGGTGTCGTGCCTCAATCGACTTATGACCCGATGCAACCCTTGTATGCAAACCAAACATTTAGCGCAGCAGTAATGCCAAGAGAAGGCACTCCAGAATATGCTGCAAGAGTTGGTGTTGCTCCTAATGCAAATCAACTTACAACAACTGGTGCGCCTACGGCAAACCCTGCGCCTCCTGCTATGACTCAAACTCCAGCAGCAACATCGTCAAACATTGACCCTGCTATTCAACCATACTTAGGTTATGGACTGAGTGAAGCACAGCGTTTGTACCAAGCTGGTGGCCCTCAGTATTATGGTGGTCAGACTTATGTAAGTCCTAGCACTACAACCCAGACAGCTTTACAGGCTTTAGAGACTCGTGCTAAGTTGGGTAATCCATTACTTCAATCTGCACAGAATCAATTGCAGAGTACAGTTTCTGGTGAATTCTTAGGTGGCAATCCATTCTTCCAAGGTGCGTTTGCTCCTGCTGCTAAAGCGGCTGAGAGCCAGTTTAAGCAAACATTGGGTGATGTTGCTGGTAAGGCTAGTCTTGCAGGACGCTATGGCTCTGGTGCTATGGGTTCTTTGCAAGACAGAGCAACTGGTGCATTTAGTCAGTCATTGGCTAACACAGCAGGTCAACTGGCTTACCAGAACTATGATGCTGAGAGAGCAAGGCAACAAGCCGCTACTCTGGCTTCTCCTGCTATGGCTGGTGCTGATTACCAAGACATTCAGCAGTTGATTAACGCTGGTCAGGCTCGTGAGGGCTACACAGGCGCACAGACTCAAGCTGACATTCAGCGTTTTAACTTCTTGCAGAATCAGCCACAACAGAACTTGCAGACTTACTTGAATTCTGTTTATGGTAATCCTGCGGCTAGAGCGCAACAACAACAAGCTGGCGATACAGGCCCATCTACATTGCAAAGTTTGCTAGGTACTGTGGCAACGCTTGGTGGTCTAGAGAAAGATACTAAATGGTTAAGTTCTGGATGGAACAAAATATTTGGTACATAAGGAATAATCATGGCAGGACTATTAGACATTTTTGGGACAAGCGGAGCAGACACAATGGGTTTGCTTGGTATGTCACCTGAGGACATAGGTAAAAGGCGTGACGAGGCACAGGCGCAGGCTTTGTACGCATTAGCAGGTAGCTTGTTTAAGGGTGGTAAAACAGCCCCATCTATCTTGCAAGGTCTTCAGCAAGGTCAGCAAGCCTACCGAGGTGCTATGCAAGCTGGTATGCAAGAAAAGCTACAAAATGCTCAATTGCAGGAAATGATTAAAAAGCGTCAGTTAGAGCAACAGACATTAGCAGAACAAAAACGTATTCAAAACATCATTGGTCAAAGCGTTACGCCAGAGCAAGTTACTTTCCAAGGTCAACCAAGTCAATTCCCTGCTCGTGATGAGGAGGGTAATATGATGCCTGATATGGGGATAAGACCTGCTGGTATTGATTTGGCTCGTATTGCACCACAGTTAATGGGTTCTGCTGAAGGGCGTAAGTCACTTGGCGAATTGTTAGCTGCTCAGAAATCTATGCGTCCAGATACATTCTCACTTGCTGAAGGCGCAGTCCAGTTTGAGCGTGACCCCATTACTGGAGCGACAAAACAAGTTGCTACAGGCGCACCCAAGCGTGAGCCAGTACCTAGTGCTATTGCTGAGTATAACTTTGCAAAAGGTCAAGGCTATGCGGGTTCTTTCCAAGACTTTGAATTGGCAAAACGTGCTGCTGGCGCACCTAAAGTAGCGGTAGATTTAAAAGACCCAACAGCAGTAGCTAAAGCACAATCTGAGATTGTTAAAGATTGGCGTAGTGTTGTTAAAGACACAGGTGCAATGGAAGTTGCTGATAGATTTAAAGCGGCTAAATCTGCTGTGCAAGAAGCAAACGCTGGAAACAAATCTGCTGATGGAGCATTGATTTATGCCATTGGTAAGATTTATGACCCATCTGGTGCTGTTCAAGAAGGCGATAAACAAACAATTCTTGGCAATCGTTCTATTCCTCAATCAATTAAAGCCTATGCTCAACGAGCATTAAATGGTCAATCATTGTTGCCAGAAGAACGAGCAGGATTGCTTGCTGTTGCTACCAAAATAGTTGAATCTAAGGCTCAAAATCTTGAGGCTCAAAAAGCACCTTATGTGTCTATATCTCAGCAAATGCGTGGTGATGGCTCTTTATTGCTAAACCCTCTTGCAGATGCGTTAACTTCACAAGTTCAACTAATGCCAACTGCTGCTGACATTGCTGCCGAGATTGCTCGTAGAAAGAACAGATAATGGACTTAACCAAACTATCAGACGAAGATTTGATGGCATTGCAGTCAGGAGACTTGTCGAAAGTCTCTGACGCAGGGTTAGCTATTATTAGTGGTGAAAAGGTAGTTGAGCAACCAGCACCTGCTAAAAGAATGACAAGAGAAGAAGCTATTAAGGAAATTACTAGCTATCCTCGTCCAGAGCAAATGCAAATTGGTAGTGCTAAAGACCTTGGCAGACAAATAGGATTGACAGGTAGAGCAGCATTAACTGGTGCTTTGTCACTACCTACAATTGGTGCTGATGCTCTTACAGGGCTGATTAACATCTTAGCAGGTAGGCAAGTTATGCAACCTACTAGCCAAGCATTGCAAAACTTAATGACACAGGCTGGTGTTCCTACTCCACAGACTTCACAAGAACGTGTCGTGCAAGATGTAACAAGCGCAGGTTTTGGTGTCGCTGCCCCTGCTTCTGTTGCTAAGTATTTTCCAGTACAAGCAAGAGACTTTTTTACCAAGAGTTTAGAGACTCAAGGTGCTGCTGCTGCTGGTGGTGCATTAGCTTCTGGTGCTGCTCGTGAGAGTGATGTAGGCCCTGTTGGTCAAGCGTTAGGTGCTTTGGGCGGGGCTATTACAGCAGGTGGTGCAGTTGGTTCTGCCCCTGTTCTTGCTCGTACAACTAGAGAGATTGTGCGCCCATTTACAGAAGCAGGTAGAGAAGTAATCACAGGCAATGTATTGCGTAACTTGGCATCTGATGCTGAACAAGCAATAAAGTCTGCTTCAACTTATACACCTAAAATTAGCGGATACACACCAACAACGGCACAAGCGACTCGTGACATTGGTTTGATTAACGCTGAGACTGCTATTAAAGGTTTGGATGTAACTGGTGGACGTTTTGCTACTAGAGCGTTAGAAACTAACCAAGCACAGATGGCTATTCTTAATCGTCTTGCAAAAGATGATGATGTTTTACAAGCAGCAATTAAAAAGCGTGAAGAAGTAACTTCTCCATTGCGTGAAAGCGCATTTGCTAACTCTACTGTTGACCCAGATACATTTCAGTCTGCTATTTCTTTAACAGTCAATAAGACCATTGATGACATTCTTGCTTCACCAGTAGGCAAGCGTCAGACTGTTATTTCTGTAATGAGGGATGCTAAAGACGATATTGCTCGTGCATCTACTCCTGCTGAACTGTATGAGATTCGTAAAGATTTAAGGGCTGCTGCTAAAGGTTTGTTGGATAAGTCTGATAAGGGTGGCCCTAACGCTGGTGCATATCGTGCAGCACAGCCACAACTTGAGTCTGTTATTCGTTCTGTAGATGATGCTATTGAAGCAGGTGCTACTGGCTACAAAGATTACTTATCTAAGTATGCTTCCTCTAGCCGTGGAATTGAGCGTCTTGAGGCTGCACAAGAGTTTAAGGGTAAGGTTCTTTCAACTACTCCAGACCCATCAAGGGTTAATGATTACTTGATTTCACAACCTGCATTTACTCGTGCTATTCGTGCTGCTGAAAAAGAAACAAACCTTTCTCCTACGCAACTTGCGGTGTTAAAGCGTGTTGCTGAAGACTTAGATAGCGGTGTATTGCCAAGAGCAACTAAGGTAGCTGGCTCAGACACATTTAAGAACATGAGTACCGCTAACGTGATTGGTGGAATGATTGGTAAGCAAATGTTTGGTGATGTTCCTCTTGCTTTGCAAAAGGTATCTGCACCAATGAACTGGCTTTATAACGGCACAGATGACGCTATCCGTGAGTTATTGGTTAATGCAATGCTAGACCCTAAGTTAGCAGCTACATTTATGAAAAAAGCCTCGGTAATGACAGTAGAGCCATTGAATAAAGAGTTGCAACGTAAAGCACTTCAATTAGGATATGGGGCTACTTTTGGTTTAACTGAAAAACCATATCGTGTAGATTTAACTGGAATGGCTAACGCCAACTAAGGACTAATATGCCAAAAACAAAGATTAGTGAATTTAGCGCAACCCCTGCTAATAACACAGACATAGATTCTATTAACTTAGCGGAGGGCATGGCCCCTTCATTAGTTAACGATGCTATCCGTGAGTTGATGGCTCAGTTGAAGGACTTCCAGACAGGTGCTGTTGGTGACTCGTTTAATGGGCCTGTAGGTACATCTACGGCTGCTGCTGGTGCGTTTACCACTCTGTCAGCATCTAGCACACTTGCTGTTACTGGTGTGGCTACTTTAACAGCACAACCCATCCTGTCTAGCCTTACAGCAAGCAGGGCTGTATTTACTGATGCCTCTAAAGGTCTGGTAAGCAATGCCATTACTGGCACAGGCAATGTTGTTATGTCAACTTCTCCGACATTGGTGACACCTACCCTTGGAGTAGCAACTGCCACATCCCTGCAAGGCATTATTGGTAATGTAACCCCTGCGGCTGGTGCGTTTACAACTGTTGATGCTTCTGGCTCTGTAACCCTCTCTGGAGGCACAGCAAACGGAGTTACTTACCTAAACGGCTCAAAGGTTCTGACAAGTGGCTCT